TTTTTACTGAAAAATATTTTTAAGTTTTTAGTGGAGGCTGGGTAAAATATTCAAAACATTTCCCCAAATAATTTTCCAATTTTTCCAAAAATTTTCCGGGACTATCAGCTTTTTTGCCCAAGTTTCCATATATGGCAACTTTTTCTCCCAAAACTTTTAAAAATCACTTATTTATAATCGTTCTAAATTAGCTAAAATTTAGACAATACTATATTAGGCTAAAAAATAGCTAATTTTTAAACTTTGTAATTAGTTAGGTATAAATTTTTACTAATAATCAATTTTTAGCATATTCTTTTAGGCTATAATCAATTATTTTTTAGTGGTCAAATAGATTATATACCTTTGTTGTTTTTCGTGTCTTAAATTCAAAGTATTAAGGTTGTAAGGTAAAAAGCTATTTTAGCCAATGTAAAACATAAGGTTAAAGCCTTAAAATTTACTCTTTATTTTCAGTTTAAAGCCTTAAAAACTATTTAATAAATAACTGATAAGGTGACATAAAAACAAAGGGAAAGAAGCCTTTAAAAAAGCCTTTCCCTATAAAAAGCAAAAAGCCCCTAATTTTGGGGCTAATTACTAATAAATAGAAAAACAAAAATTAATTAATACTCAAAATACATTTTCAATAAAATGAAATTTGAATTTCGGATACAATTTGCATAGTTTAAATTCATTTCATTTTTTTCGCATTCATAAACCTCAATGCAATTAAAAATATATAAATTTCTATGTTTTTTAAATTTCCTAAGTTTTTTGGGCATACGTTCCAAAATTTGTCTAATATTTAAACCGTTATAAATTACAGTTTCACTATTTATTTTTTCCATATTATTTAAAAAGTTAAAAAATTAATTGTTATATGCATTGAAATAGGCAATTTTATTTTTTGTTTTATTCTCTATTTCAAACCCTAATTTTTTATAGCTATATTCATAAGGAACGGCACTAAAAACCGTTTCCTTTATTTCTTTAGTGTTTCTGAAATTGCCAAAGGTATGAAAGATTAATGCCTGTTTAAAATAGACTTTAACATCTATAAAGTCGGTTTGAGCTATGCTGAATTTTTCCATTGGTTAAATAGTTTAAAAATTAATAATAAAATTCGTTTCCATCTTCAGTAAAATAATCATAAAAATTTTCTAATTCCTCTCTTGCGTAATCTTCAGAATTATAATATTCCAATTCGGCTTCAATTCTTGATAATACGGAATGTATGAAATTATTCCATTTTTCTTCTATTTCTTCGTTTTCGTAGTCTTCCCCATCTTCATCTAATAAAATCAATTTTGTGCTATCGTATTGCCTATATGCACTATCATGCAAGTAAAAATTGTGATTTTCAGGAATACCAAAATAATTTTTAAACAATTCTTCGTTTTCAATTTCTATTCCTTCGGAAAATTGCAAATACCAATAACATTCCACTGAATAGTAAATCCCTTTTCTATTGTTTTTTATTACTATTTCATCTATTCCATTTAATCCAAATAAATAACAATCATCAATTGCCCAATAATAAAAATCTGAATTTTCCCAATTTTGTTTTTGTCTTTTGCTAATTGCGAATTCTTGAGCTTCTTTGCTTAATTCGTTAAATAAATAAGTTTTAATTTCTACGGTTTTCATTTTAGTAAAGTTTAAAAAGTTTATTAATTGTTTATTTTTTCTAAAAAATCAAATGCTTCTTTGTAATCATCGAAAAAATATTCTTCCCCATTGTCAAAATCAGTAATCAAATATTCAATTTCTCTGCCCAACATTGAACAAATAGTAATATTATTTTCTAATGCTATATATGTATAGCCTGAATTTTTATTAAAACCAATTTCGAAAATGTATTCATTAGAAAAATTTTCAGAATATGCTAAAAAACAGTTTGCTAATCCTTTAGCTTCACAATAGCTAATTTTGTCTTTAATTCCGTTAATTTTCATTTTTAGTAAATTTTAAAAAGTTAAAAAGATAGATTAAAATTGTCCGTAATATAGTTTACTTGCTATTGTCCAAAATATAAAAAAGACGGTTAAAAAGATAACTAAAAAGATACCAACAAAGTGGCTTTCGTTTTTTGCTAAAAAGTTTTTTAAGTTTTTCATTTTGTTGTATTGTTTAAAAGATTAATAATTCCGTTTTGTTGATACAAAGTAAATACATTTATTTAATACCTACAAATATTCATTAAATTATTTTTACTAATTATTGTAATTTATAATCATTCTAAATAAGACTAATTGAAAATAAATTTTACAATTTACTTGCATAATTAAATTTAATTCATTTTTTACCAATTATAAATTATACTATTATATTATACTATATCATTATACCTTTATCAGTATTCTATTATATTGTTCTTATTATACTATATCATTATACTATTATATTATACTATATACCTTTGTTTAGAATTGTTCTAAATAAGTAGTTTGCCTAATTGATTAAAGTAAGTAAAAATTAATGTAGTAACCCCCTGACTATTTCACTTTTATTCTATTGTGTTATTCTTACATACATTACCTGAATACCTTTTAAAGAATACTACAAAAAGAATACTACAAAGAGAATACCAACAAAAAACCGCTGGAGCAAAAGGGGAGTGGGGTGGTTTAGTGGGGGAACCCCAAAAATAAATCCTAAAAAAAATCCATTAAAAGATGTAAACACGATAAGATAACAAAGCAAACTTTAAGAAATTACATTGATATTATAAAGAAAATATTACCTTTGTCTGTAAACTATTATTTAAAATGGTTCTAAATAAGGGGAAAATCGGGTCTAACTTTTATTTAATTAATTGAATATCAATAAGATAGATGTTATTTAGATTGATTCTAAATAAGACCATATATAGTATAATATAATAGTATAATAAGATAGTATAATAGATAGAATACTATTAAGGTAAAATGTAAAAAGAATACTAAATCGAATGTTCAAAAAAAAATCGCAAAATTTTTTTCAAACCAATTATTAACTACAAATGGAAGAAAATAGAGAGAAACCCAAAAAGAAAATGACCGAGGCTCAATTAAGGAATTTGAAGCCAGTTAAGAAAGGAGAGGTTAGGAATCCTAATGGTAGACCAAAGTCTATGATTAAACGAGTTATTGAGGAGGTAGAATCAACTATGGATGTTCGTGTAACTAAACGAGATGTTGGTGCTATATTCTCTTATGTAAACTCTTTGGAATTACATGAGGTGAGGGCTTTGGCTAATAGGGCTGATGTACCTGCTTTTATTTCTGTTGTTGCTAATTCCATATTAGGAGATATTAACAATAAAGAGTTAAAGAATAGTCAATGGATGATGGAGTTTCAGTTCGGGAAAGCCAATCAGGCTATTGAGGTAAACCGAAAGGTTGATGAAAATATTGTTAATCCAAAAATAATGAGTGATGATGAGATACGAGCAAGACTTGCAGAGATTAGAGAAAGAGATATTGCAGAGGGAGATTTCGAGGAGGTCGTTTAGTGAGTTTGTTCCTTATATCAAACCTGACTATGAGATGCAATGGTTTCATAAGGTCATTGCTGACCATTTGGATATGGTAGTTGATGGTAAGATTAAGAAACTGATGATATTCATGCCTCCACAACATGGTAAGTCTGAATTATCTACTCGTAGTTTCCCTGCTTATGTGCTTGGTAAGAATCCTAAATGTAAAATGGCTTTGGCATCCTATAATGCTACCTTGGCTGAACAATTTAGTGCAGAGATACAACGTAGAATGATGAGTGATGAATTTAAGGCATTATTTGAAACTCGTTTAGGTGAAAAGAAAGGAGAAGCCATCAGAACTTCGGAATTTTTCCAAACTGTTAGCCATGGTGGTTATTTAAGGGCAGTTGGTCGTGGAGGCTCACTTACTGGTACTGCGGTAGACATTGGAATCATAGATGACCCTTTAAAAGACCGAATGGAAGCCCAAAGTTCGATTATAAAGGAACAATTATGGAATTGGTACACCGATGTATGGGAAACACGATTACACAACGATAGTAGGCAAGTATTGATACAAACGAGGTGGTATGATGATGACCTTGCTGGTAGGCTATTAGAAAGAGATGATGACTGGACTATTATTGAGTTTCCTGCTATTAGAACAAATGCTGAAAATTCGTACGACCCAAGAAAAATAGGTGAAGCCTTGTGGGAAGAAAAGCATAGTATTGTTAAGTTGGAAAAAATTAAAAAGGATAGTCCGTTTACTTTTGAATCTCTTTATCAGCAATCTCCTAAACCAAGTGTGGAATCATTGATTTACCATGATTGGCAACCTTGTGAGTTTTTCCCGAAGGATGCCGAGGTTATCTTTAGTGGACTTGACTTTGGCTTCTCAAATGACCCAACTGCTTTGGTAAGAATTGCAAAATTGGGAAATAAGTTATACCTTGATGAGGTAATTTACGACAAAGGCTTGACTAATGCCGATTTGATTAGTAGAATTAAGGCTTATCCTGATAAATTAGGCGAAATTTACGCAGATAGTGCTGACCCAAAATCAATTGAGGAATTAAAGAGAGCAGGTGTTAAAGTGATAAAAGCAGTGAAGGGAAACGATTCCGTAAATGCTGGTATCTCAAAATTACGAGAGTATGAAGTTTATTTTACTCGAAGGTCTAAAAACATCCGAAAGGAGGTTGAAAATTATCAATGGCTTATGGTAGGAGGCAAAACTATAAACAAGCCAATAGATGATTGGAATCACTGCTTTGTTGGTGATACTATGATTACAACATCTAAAGGGCAAGTACCAATTAGAGATATTAAAGTTGGAGATATGGTATTAACAACAAATGGTTACAAACGTGTAGCCTTAAAGCACAATAACGGATTAAAACAAATAGTAAAGTATTCGTTGCAATTAGATACTTTTTCTATATCTTTGTGTTGTACAGAAAATCATAAAATTAAAACAACAAAAGGATGGAAACAGATTTCAAAATTGAAGAAAGGACAGAATCTTTATTATGCCAAATCTTTGATGGAAAAGAATATTATCTTTACGCAAATGAAAGATATTTCTCCAGAGGCAACAAAAGATTACACAGAGTTGTTTGGGAATACCATAATGGTAAAATTCCAAATGGGTATCACGTACACCATGTTGATGGTAATACTAAAAACAATTCCATCGAAAATCTTAATTTGGTTCGCGGAACTTTACATTTACGGTATTCTGCTAAAAAAAGGTTTAAAGAAAATCCTTTATGGGTTAAAGAGTTTCATTCTAAAGGGATTGAATCTGCAAAACAATGGCATAAATCACAAGAAGGTAGAGATTGGCATAGTAAACAAGCAATTATTTCTTTTTCTAAAAGAAAGGATTCCTTACACAATTGCGAAGTATGTGGTAAAGAGTTCAAGACAAAGCACAGAGGTGTTGTCAAATATTGCCATCAAAACTGCAAAGCTAAAGCACTTCGAGCAAGAAGAAAGCTGGATGGAAGAAGTTTATGATTTAACAATAGAAGATAATCACGAATATTTTGCTAATGGAATTTTAGTTCACAATTGTATGGATGGAATTAGATATGCGGTATATACAAAGTATTCAAAGAAAAAATTAAAAATTTGGTAAAATGGGATTATTAGACTTTTTCAGAAGTGAAAAGAAAGAATTAATAATTAATCAGGTAAAGAACTGGTTATTTTTAGGTGGTCAAGGGTATTCGTTGTATAATACGGATTTTAGAGATGCAATCAACAATGGTTATGAGAAGAACGTAGATGTTTATGCTATTGTGAATGATATTGCATCAAGAGCAGTTGAAGTACCATTAGAGATGTATCAATCCAATGGTAAGCAACAAATGAAAAAGTTGCAGAGATACAAGTCATTGATGACAAGACCAAACGATAGGTCTATTATGATGGCTAACCAAATCAGAGAAAAAGAAATGAGAGAGGTGGATGTTAATCCAATTCTTGATTTACTTAAAAGACCAAATGGCTATCAGTCATCAAAAGAGTTTTTTGAGGCATTATTCTCTTACTACCTGCTTTTAGGTGATGTTGGTATATTTGCCGAGGAAGACCCTATTAAAAAAGGTAAAATTGCAAGACTTCATGTTATCCCTCCATACGATTACCAAATCGTTACCGATGGCTTTAAGGTTATCAAGGAATACAAGATTATGTCATTGAACGCAAGTATTAGTCCACAATACTTTTTATCATTCCGTTCATTTAAGCCTGATTATGGCAATTTAACATCTATTCCGAGAGGTTTCTCTCCACTAACCCCAGGTTCTCGTGTTTTACAGAAAGCTAATGCTGGTGAAGAGGTGGCAATCGAAAACTTTGAAACTCGTGGTGCAGTAGGTGTGTTATACAAAGATGACAATAACGTAGAGGACTTGGATGCGGTTCAGCAACAAGACTACGAAGACAAAGTGTACGACAAGGTATATTCCGATTCTAACAAAGGTCGTATCGCATTTTCTAATGCCAAGATGGGTTACTTGAAATTATCGACTAATAACCTTGAATTAGATTTAAGAGCAATCAGTAAGCTATCTACCGAGCAACTTTGTAGATTATGGCACTATCCATACGTATTGTTAAATGCTGACAACTTAACAGAAAGCAACTTGGCTCAATTTATTCGCAGAATGATTATTAACTGCGTTATTCCATTGCAGTCAAAGGTTTGCGAAAAGATGTTAGAGTGGTTAGCCCCTACGTATAATTTAAACCCAAATCAATACGTGTTACGTTTTGATGTTGATGCGTATCCTGAAATGAAGCAAAACTTCTTGGATGCGGCTACTATCCTTGAAAAATTAGATGGTGTGCTTACACAAGATGAGAAAAGGGTGTTTATGGACTTTGAGCCAACTAATGACCCAATTATGAAGCAAGTTTATATTCGTTCTAATCAAGTGCCTATTGGTAGTCTGAATATAGACCCAAATGAGATTGGTAATTTTTCAATGGAAGAGGATGAGTAATTGGCAATTAATTAGTGTGTGTTTTTCTACCTTTTGTATTACAAGTGCATTTTGGTTTGGATTCTTTTCGACTTATGTTGATAAGATAAAAGATTCAGAAAAAGAAAAGGTAAAAAAAATATTCAAGAACAAGCCATGACAGAAGAACTATACAAAAGAAAATGGAAGAGGAGGCAAGAGATTAATGAACGAGCCTTATATGCCTTTGTCCATACGAAGTTAGCCAACGAAACAAGAGCATATCTACAATCATTGGAAGGGAGGAATCCAAATACCTTTTGGATTACCTCTCATTTCTCACAGAGTTGGCTATTAGAGATACTCAAAGATGCTTGGATGAAGTTTGGTATCAAGCAAGGTAAATTTATGCAGGAGAATCAAAATAAAGCAGTCGCAGAGAATGAGTTTGAAGTTGATTGGATGATATTCTTGGCTACATTCTTTTTTGATGTAAAGAATTGGTTGATTTTACTTTCAATCATCAACACAATCAAGAAAGATATTAGGAGGTTTGTTGAGGACAAGGTAGAGCAGAATATTCCAACTAATGCAATTATAACATTGCTTGGATTGTATCTTGTTCAGAAAAACATTATCCATGCCACTACCATTTCAAGAACAGAAACATCAAGAATCATGAATAGTGCTTCTATGGTGTGGGCAAAAGCAACTGGTGTAGAGTTAAGAAAAAAATGGATTGTAATATTGGATGGCAAGGAGAGAGCATCGCATAATGCAATGGCCTCCACAGATGCAATACCAATAGGTCAAAAGTTTATTGTTGGTGGTTATCCTATGGATTACCCACTTGATTCATCTGCACCTGCACAAGAAGTTGTGAATTGTAGGTGTGGAATAATGTTTATGTAAAATTTGCTTATTACTTTTTTTTTATATATTTGCAAACATTGATATAGGTATGAGAGATTACAAAATAAAATCTGATGGCGAAGTTAAAGATGTTGATATTCAGAAACGTATCGTTACTGGCTATGCATCTAAATTCGGTAATATCGACCATCATGGGGATATGATTGTACAAGGTGCATTCAAAAAGACTTTGAAGGAAAGAGGGGTTGATGGCAATAATAGTATTTGGTTCTTACACAACCATAGCACAGATAAACCACTTGGTAAGCCAAAGGTTTTAAAAGAGGATGCTTTTGGGTTGTATTTTGAAGCCCCGATTGTAGATACTACTATTGGTAATGATGTTTTAAAGTTGTACGATGCTGGATTAATAAATGAGCATTCTATTGGTTTTTCTACTATTAAAGAAAACAAGGTTACTAAATCATTTGCCGATTACCCTAAAGAGGTATCTGATAATGCTAAAAAGGGTATTCGTTTAAACGAAGAGAATGGTAACAAGTGTGCTACGCAAGTAGGAAAGGTAAGAGGTCAGCAATTAGCAAACGGAGAGGCAATTTCTTTAGACACAGTAAAGAGAATGTATTCCTACTTGTCAAGAGCAAAGACCTATTACAACGCAGATGATGAAACTGCTTGTGGAACAATCTCATATTTGTTGTGGGGTGGTAATGCTGGTCTAACGTGGTCAGAGAATAAATTAAAAGAAGTCGAATCTGATAAAAAATCTTTAGGTGGAGATAAGACCTATTACGAGATTCAAGAAGTTAAATTGTTTGAATTTAGTAGTGTTCTTTGGGGTGCAAATCCTGAAACTCCATTTTTGGGTTTAAAAAGTTTGGATAATTCCCAACTTGTTGATAGATTTGACAAGTTATATAAGCAATTAAAGAGTGGTACGGTTTCCGATGAAACTATGCAGTTACTCGAAATTGAATATAATTGCATCAAAACGCAGATTGGTCAGTTAATCAAAGAGGAGGAAGAAGTCGTTGTCGAGGACACTTTGGAAACCGAGGATTCAATCGATGAGCAAATGCTAATTGATGAGCAGAAAATGTATTTTTTAAAACAATTAAAACACTCGTTTAAATAATGGAGGATATTAAAAAGTTAGTTGAGGAAGTAAAAGGCGACCTTAACGAAATGATTCAGAAATCAGTTGCTCGTGAGGCAGAAGGTTTAGGTATCAATGATTTAGTTGAGCAAGTAAAGAATGCTGGTGAGAAATATGCTTCTTTAGAGGAGAAATTAGGCACAGTAGAGAAGGGATTAGCTGATGCTATCTTGGATGCGAAAAATCGTGGTGTAGAGACTGTAACTGAAAGCGAATTAGGTAGAGTATTTACCGAGAATGCTTCTCAATTCAAGTCTTTAGAGAGAGTATCTAAAGGAGGTTTTTCGTTAAATACCAAGGCAGTTGGCACTATGACGCTTCCTGCAAATATTGGTGCTGATTGGGCTTCTAAAATCGCTGGATTGTCTAACACAATCTTGACTGACCCATTCCGTACAGTACATTTAAGAGATTTGATGCGTACTTCTGTAATTGAGCAGAATGGTGTATTCAAGTTTGCTAAAAAGACTGGTTCAGAAGGTGGTGTTGGTATTCAGACAGAAGGTTCTTCTAAATCACAAGTTGATTATGATTTCACTATCAGTGAGGTAACTCCAAAGACAATCGCAGTATTTGCTAAAATTTCAAAGCAAATGTTATCTCGTTTGACTTGGTTACAAAACTTCGTATCAACTCAAATGGTTCAAGACTTATTGAACTTCGAGGATGATTCAATCTTGGATTTCGCTGGTACTTCTGATTTTTCAGGTTTGTGGGAAAACGCAACTGCCTACACTCCATCAGGGTCTGTAACTGCTTCTTCTAATCGTTGGGATAAGTTAGCTAATGCTATTGCACAATTGAGAGCAAACAAATTTGCACCAAATGCAATCTTGGTTAACCCAATCGATTTCATGGAGTTGTTAATCAACAAAGAATCAGGTGCTGGTTATTCATTCCCTGCTTTGATTGCAAGTGGTAACTTGACTGTTGCTGGTGTGCCAGTAGTATCTACTGACATTATCCCTGCTAACTCATTCATGGTTGCTGACTTGGCTAAAGGTGCTGAATTGTTGTTCGAGGATAACATCATGACTGAATTTGCTTACGAAGATGGTGATAACTTCACTAAAAACTTGGTAACAGTTCGTGTTGAGGAATCAGTTGCATTGCCAATCTACTTCGGTTCTGCAATGAGAAAAGGTACTTTCGTGGTAGCTTAATTTTAGGTTCATAAATGTCAATTAGTCCTCTTCCCATAAGAACAGAGGACTTTTTGCTAAAATTCAAACAAAATGGCAAAAGTTAAAGCAGTAATGATTTTTCACGATTTAGTCGATGAGAAATTAAGACAACAAGGCGATGTATTTGAATGCTCACAAGAGAGAGCAGATATGTTGAACGAAAAAGGTTTGGTAGAAGTTTTAGAGGCTGATAAAAAGGTAGCTAAAGTTGAGCCAACTGAAAATAAGGCTATTAAACCAAGCAAAACAAAATAATGACTTACATACCTGAAAAAGTTAGGACTTATGGAATGGATTTGATTATCACATCAGATAGCCTACCTATTCCAATTACTTTAACGGAAGTAAAGCAGACACTATCTATTGATTACAATGATAGTGATACTTACTTAACAAGATTGTTAGAAGGTGCATTCAGAGAGGTTGAATTGTACATTCAGAAGGGATTAAAGACAAAAACTATTGTTCAGTCTTATAAGACAATTAATGGAACAGTAGAACTAATGTTTAGCCCAGTTCAAAGCATTACAAGTGTTAAGAATTTTAACAATGAGGATGTAACTTACACTACATCTCATAACAATACAAAGTTAAATGCTTATTCTGATTCAGGTATAATCATTACATTTGTTGGTGGCTTTACAACACTTCCTACTGACATAAAGAATGCTATTATTGACATTGTCGCAGTAGATTATGACAATGCAGTTGGAGATAAAGCAAAAGCTATTGCTGAAATTAAAGGTAGATTAAGACATTACAGACCGAAGTATGTATAACAAGTTAAGAAGAGTTAAGGGAACATTTAAACGCAAGTTAAGTGGTGTTTCTGATGGTGCTGGAGGTTTAAGTGGTGTAACATATTCTTCTTACATTACTAATCTAATCTTTAAAGAGGCAAGTCCATTCTATGGCACTTATGGTGGCATTAGAAAGATGGAAGGTGGTCAATTTGTGAACAATCAGTCATTTGATTGTGCTATTCGTTACAGAGCAGATTTTTATCCACAGATTACTGACATTCTCACTATCAATGATGTAGATTATGCTATTTCAGACATAGTAGATAAGAACTTCGAGAAGAAAGAGGTAACTTTTAAGATAACAAGGACAATTGATTAAGCCAAGAGTTAAACTTACTGGTGCAAAAGTATTTACTAATCGTTTAAATCGTTATGTAAATAATTTACAAGATGATTTGAATGAAATGGCTAAAACTGCTGGGCAACAGACCTTAACAATGTCTTTGAGAAGAGTACCTATTGATACTGGTCAATTATTAAGAAGTAGTGAGCAAAAGAATAAAGCTAATGGTAAGGTAGTTACTGCATCAGTTCAGTATGGTAACGATAGTACTGTTAAATATGCTTCTTATCAAGAATTTGGTGTTGGTAAAGGAATGAATTTTAGTGGAGAGTATAGGCAATCAGATGTTGTTGAATACGCAAGACAATTTAAAAGAAACACTAAAAACAGAAATGCTTTTACAAGACAACAAAGATTCTTGCTTATTAGTGCCTTTATGGCAAAAAGAAATTTAGAAAGAAAAGTTAATACGTTAGCTAAAAAATTGTAAGATGGTTAATAAGGATAGTTCATACGATTTGCGTAAAGCATTTTATCAGCTTTTAACTACTACTCCTATTGTTTATGGAGGTAAGACTGTTAATGTGTACGATGAAGTTGTTGCAAACAATGCGACATATCCTTGTATCGTTTTACGAACCCAAGAGAACGCAATGCTTCGTAGTAAAGATTCTTTCCAACAAGATACGAGCATAGAAATATCGGTTGTTCAGAGATACACATCGGACAAAGGAGGTAAGAAAGAAGTTAATGATATTGCTAACATTGTGATTAACAGAGCAATACCTTCAAGCGATAGTTTTGGTATTCAACAATATTTGACAGATTGGCAAGTAATTAATTGTGAATATCAAACAAATTCCGTAATATTACAAGTGCCAAGTGGTTGGCAGGTTGAGCAAGATATATTTTTTATGCAATTGTTAAATCAATTAAATTAATAATAAAATGGGATTAGTTAAAGGAACAGACCTACGAATTTACATCGGTGCTACTGGTGGAGTTGGTGGAAAATTAATAGCAAATGAGCAAACTTGTAGTATTGAATTAACTACTGCAATGATTGAAACATCCTCAAAGGATAGTGGTGATTGGGCAACTTCAATCCCGGGTCGTAAGTCATGGTCGTTATCGGCTACATTGCAATTAGATTATACTGATGGTGTGTCTAAATATACTTACGATGAGTTATTGACTGCTTGGTTAAATCAAACAGAATTAGACGTAGCATTTAAAACTGCAACTGTTAGTGATACAACATTGTATGGTAAGGCTTATGTAGAATCAAAGCCAGTACAATCTGATGACCAAGCTATCGTTACAGTTGATATTACATTGCGTGGTACTGGTCAATTGTCTAAAGGTACAGTTCCATCTGCGTAACAATTTTTTATTCAAACTTAATGATTAGAGGGGAGGGGCTTATTTATCCCTCCCTTTTTTGATACAACAAAAACAAAAACAAAATGAAAACAATAGAATTTGAAGGTAAAAAGTTACATTTCGATTTTAGTTTAGGATGTATAAATGACATATATATTAAAGAATTGGGTGGTTCTTTTGATGATTTAATCAATATTCAATCTCTTCAAAATGATACATCTAAATTACTTGATTTAACAAGGGATATGCTTTTAAGTGGTCATTTATACTATTTATTTTTAAATGATTTTGATGATGAGGCAGAACTCTTGTTATCTAAATTAAAATCAACAAGAATGAAAGCTATGAAGTGGTTAGAAGTAGCAAAAATAGAAAATGTAATTGTTTGGATTGCAGAAACATTAATGCCAAGCGATGTAGAGCAACCAAATATTCCTAATAATTCAAAAAAAAAGAAGTAATTGAGTGGAGGAAAATCTACTCACGAATATTACGAACTGGATTGAAGCCTTGGGAATGGAAGAGAATGACATTTGGTGAATTTCTTGACTATGAATATGGGTATGAATTGAGGAAAGCTGAAAGCCTTGATGAAACAAGAAACATAATGTGGGCATCACTTTCAGCCATGGGAGGCAATAAAATTTTACCTAAAGACTTAATGCCATTATGGATTGATAAGTTAGGTAAAACAAAAAGTAAAGAAGAAGAGTACCTTCCTGATGAAGTTGTTAAGAAATGGGTAGATAGTTTAGATTAATATGGCAAATTACAAAATTGGTGTTGATTTTGAAGCTGATGGTAGCAAAGCGGTTCAAGCTATTAATCAAGTAGCATCTGCAATGCAGAATTTACAAAGTCAAACAAGTAGAACTTCAAATTCACTTGAAACTAATATATCGAAAAGTCTTCAAGTAATATCATCAAAATTAGCATCATTTGGTGCTACTATGTCTGCAACACTTTCTGCACCATTAATTTTGTTAGGTAAATCTTTATTTGACTCTGCTTCAAAAATTGAACAGACTGCTATTTCATTAGAAGTATTTACTGGTAGTGCAGAAACTGCAAAGAGATTAATGCAAGAATTTAAAGATGTTGCAGTTAAATCTCCTTTACAATTCCAAGACATTAATAATGGTGCTAAAATTTTAATGGGATATGGGGTAACTGCTAATCAAGTTACTCCTATTATTAAAATGCTTGGCGATATTTCTGGTGGTAATGCAGACAAGTTCAATCGTTTAGCTTTAGCATTCGGTCAAGTAAATGCGGCTGGTAGGCTGATGGGTCAAGAAAATAGGCAAATGATTAATGCTGGATTCAACCCATTATTAGCAATCTCTGAAAAGACTGGAGAATCAATGGCTTCTTTGACACAAAGAATGCACGATGGTAGAATTAGTGTTCAAGAAGTTGCTGATGCGTTTTATTATGCCACATCAGAAGGTGGTAGATTTAATGGCATGGCTGAAAAACAAGCCGAAACACTTGGTGGACTATGGAATAAATTATCAGAAACGGTTTCTTTAGCATTAGCAGACATTGGTATTTCATTAGCAAAAAATGCTGGAATAAAAAAATGGTTTGATGGCTTAATTGTTGCAGTGACAAAAATCAGAGATACATTCTTAAATTTATCTCCAAGCACACAAGAATTTATTTTGAAAGCTGGTGCATTAGTTGCAATAATCGGGCCATTAACATTAGGATTAGCCGCAATTACAAGTGCAGTAGGGACATTAACCGCCGCATTTGTTGCTTTAAATCTTTCTACTGGTGGAGTATTATTATTGGCTGGATTACTTGCTACATCAATTGCAGGTATAGGCATATTTATGACTGAAACATCTAAATCAGTTAATAAATTAAATACTTCCCTTAATGATAGTCAAAAAGTTGCACAAGGATTTAGTTTATCTCCAATTTCAAGCCAAATAACACAATTAGAATCAGAGATAAATTCATTAGAAAAATCAATTCAAAATAATTCATTTTTATCAAGTGGTATTGGTAAAATGAAAGGAATTGATGAAGTAAATAATGCACAAGTAAAAAAATTAAAAGCATTAAAAGCAGAATTACAAAACCTTAAAGATATTCAGCAAAAGAATCTTGGATTTAGTACTACTGGTAAAGCAACCGAAGATAAGTTAACTAAATCAGAGATTAATAGAATTGAAGAGTTAAAGAAAAAGGCAAAAGAAGGATATACCAAACTCTCTGAAATGTATCGTGCTTACAGTATGTCTAAAACAGACATAATGGAACAAGAAGCAAAGCAAGAATTAGAGGTTTATAAAAAGTACGGAATAGACACAAAAAATGTCTTATTAAGCCAATTTAACGAAAAACAAAGAGTTGCAAGAGAAGAAACTGCAAAACTTACTTATTTAGTTAATAAAACTCTTACAGTGAAAAACATCAAAGATTCTTTAAAAAGAATGATTGATGACCAAACAAAAAATCTTGAATCTGTAAGAGGTGCAATGGAAAATTCATTGAAGAACCTTAATCAAACAATGACTAAAAACATGAATTTTGGTCAAGCATTTGAATATGTTTTTTCTTCAAATTATGATGGCCTTACAAACATGGGTGCAACTTTTGTTGATAGATTAAACGATACAAAAGAAGCCATGAAATCAGCATTGCTTGACTTTAGGACTACAATGGTTGTTGGGATGGCTGAAATTGTAGGTAATTTAATGGTTGGAGTTAATAGTTTTAGTGATTCTATTGCAATGGTTGGTTCACTTCTTGCTAATACATTGGGAGATTTATTAATCAAAGTAGGAACTACTGTAATCTCAACTGGTAAAGCATTAACAACAATTGTCAATGCTCTTAAAAAGGCAATTACAAGTCCTACTGGATTAATTGTTGCTGGTGGTCTTGCATTGGTTGCAGGTTTTGCATTAAAAGCAGTTGCAGGGAAAACTAACAATGCAATTTCAAATAGCAACAAATCGCTTGGTGTTTCAGATAATACATCATCAAGAACTGCTGGAATGACTACTGGTGCAAATTATCAGTATGGTGGTGCTAATTATTCTCAACAAACTATTAGATTAGCGATTGATTTAACTGGTGCAATTACTGCATCTCCAAGTGGATATAACATTAATAAATCTTTAGAAACAGTATTAAGAGTTACTGGTAGATAATGGTAGGTTACGGAACAAGATACAGATTTGAATTTGATGGCACTTGTAGGCCATTTGGTACATTACTTACAACAAAGTGCAAGGTACTTATTC